GTCCTTGATGCCCGGCTGCATCACGCGCGCCACGGCCGCAACAAAATGCTTTCGCGTCATGGCGCGTGTCAAGGCACAATCCTCCGCACCGATATAATCAATGACGAGGCGGTCGAGGCGTGGTGTGCCATCCCACACAAGCCCATTGAGGTATTCTTTGATAGGGTGGCGTTTTTTTTTCGTCACCACCGCCACGCGAGCATCCTTTATCTTATCCTTGCAAGATAAGCCGTAGTTGCTTTCCATATACACGCGCAGGTTGGCTTCGTCTTCATTGCTCCACACTCTTGCTTTCTTGTTCCATGGCAAGCCGCCGTCGATGTAGTCGAAGCCGCTGAAATCGTTGTGCCACATCTTACCTTTGAAATTGGCGTCATTCTCTAAGATGGTGACGGCATTCATGGATGTTGACTTTATAGTTCCCTTGCTATCATACTCTAACATTTCTGTCCACACCATATCCTCCACTTCGGTAATGTCTTTCTCGTCTACTTCTTCAATACCCGAGAAATCGTCCGCCACCTGCTTGCGTCGTTCGATAGTCAGCAGCTGCCGGACATGGCTGTCCTTAGCTACGAAGTCCTGCATGGCGAGGTATGACGGCAGTCTCGTGCTGTCTGTCACACGAGAGCCTTCATCCTGCACGCCAAACTTGTGGATACGTACCAAGTCGAACGCATTACATAGCTGCCTGCTTGATGGGTCAGTGTCGTTGTTGGCGTAGGCAAATTTCCCCTCGTAACACACAAGCCCAGCCGCCGCTGTGCCACGCTTGTAAGTGTATCTGCCCTGTATCGCTGTGGGTTCATATTCATCTTGCAAGAATTTATCAATAACATCTTCGATGGTGTACGCGCGACAAAACGCGCCGATGAGGCCGCCCTTTTCCAATGGATCGCCAGCCTTTTTCATCTCGCGCTTGATAATCTCGCCCTCTTTTGAGGACAACGGCCACGACGATACATCGTGGAAATCGACATATTCGCCCAACTCCTTATCTACGTCCAGCAGGTCACCATCTTGCAGATGGAAGACGAACTCGCCATCCTTGCTTGTGCTCGGCCAATAGAACAACCGCGCCGTCTGATATGTCGTTGTGTCGAATTGTTCAATATCTATATATGATGCAATTTTGCGGCATAAGGGTTCATACTCGTCAGGCCTTACCTGCCTATTAAAAGGTATGATGAGGCGATACCTCGGCATATCTTTCGTATGTTTGTGCGTTGAATATAACACCGCGGCGTATGGTATGTTAAGACTAACCAAGTCCCACGTGTCATCAGTGGCGAAGCCGAGGGCGCGCTGGCCCTCGGCGCG